CTTGATAGCTCTGTTGGGTATCACAGAGAAAACATCGTACTTTGTTCTAGATTTGCAAATTTGGGCAGAGGGGCATATGATAGAGATGATTTCCGTCCCAGACTTAACAAATTACTAAAGGAAGCAAAAACAAATGAATAAACAAGTATTTTTATATGAGGATGGAATAGGTTCTGTATCTTATATTGACCACATGGGAGATGATTTGACAATAGTCAATTCTGCTAGAGTTTCTTTTGGTGTGGAAAAGAAAGAGTTAGACAAGAGGGACAAGAGACTTATTAATTATCTAGTAAAGAATAGGCACACCTCGACGTTTGAGCATAATGTGGTTACTTTTAAATTTGTCGTACCTTTATATGTGCGCAGCCAACACCATAGACACAGAACGTGGTCTTATAATGAAATATCCAGAAGATACACAGAGAAAGATATAAAATTTTATGAACCAGAATATTTTAGAACTCAACACGAATCTAATAGACAAGCGTCTAATGAAGATGATAAAATCAATCCCTCAATGCGAGGAGAATATAACTACACCTTATATCCAGTTTCGGTGTTTACCGCCTCTGATGCGATTAAAGAACATCATATTAATAGTATAGGTTTGTTTAACAAGCTTATTGATAGGGGGGTTTGTCGAGAACAAGCAAGAGGGGTGTTGCCACAAAATATGTATACTGAATATTATGGCACTTGCAATTTGAGTAATCTATTAAAATTTATAGATTTGAGACTAGATTCCCATGCCCAATGGGAAATACAAAAAGTTGCGGAGGCTTGCTTGTTGATGGCAGAGGAAATATGGCCAATAGCAGTAAGCTCTTATAGGAATATAAAGTATGGAGAACAAAAATCATAGAAAAGTTGAACTAAACTATAAAGAGTGTTTGGTGGGACAATCTGTTAATTGTTTGGCATACGCTTATATGCACAATATACCAGTCTTTGGTTTATCTCAATATAAGCCATTGAGATTTGATCATATTGATTGCAACGTAGATTTGTCACCTCTTATGATTAAAAATGAAAAAAACATTCTTAAAATGGTTGATGGTCAAACAACTGAAGTGGGTATGGATAGGATTAAGCTGTGGCATATATTGTGTTCCCATTTGTCTTATGCCGGCCTGCTGCCATGTTTTGGTATGTATGATGCTATCAATATAAAAACAAACAATCTTATTGACTTTTCGGTTGACAACAAAAAGGTTGTCGTTACTAGTGAATGTTTTATATTTTTTGATGTCATGGACAATATATTATTTGAAGTTAACGATTATTTAAATATTAACAAAAACAGTAATGTTGAAATTGATTATCACGAATCCCATTCAGAAGATTGGCCATTCTTTAGACAGTTATTTTTCTATAGCACAGAACGAGTTTCGGGAAATCACATGAACAAAAAAGATGTTTGTGCAAAATCAATAATTTCTAAAGACAAGCTTGATGATTTTGAATATTCTGAAACAGCGATGAAATTTAGAATTGATGATTTTTTAATGAATACATTAAATAGAAAAGCGAACATATCTTTGAACAGAAGAGAGTCTCGCCCAATGTTTGAAAGCGTCTATAAATTAGAAGAGATTTTGAATTTAGATGTCAAGATGGATGAATTGAGAAGACTGCTATACAAGCACTATATTCATTCCCCATGTGAAATAAAATGATTTCACCCGGTAATAATAGTCCATTTTCTTTTCATTTAGCCGGAATTGTTCCTGTCCATGCACAAGAAGTTAAACTAGATGTTCCATGGCCTCCATGCTTGATGCCAATTGATGAAGGGTATTCTTTGTTGCATAGATCCATAGTAGAATGCGCTTACGCTGGCTGTGAAACAATATGGGTTGTCTGCAATAATGATATCGCACCTATGGTCAAGCTACAAATTGGAGATTACATACACGATCCCTTATATTATTACAGAGGCAAATCCCCTAGACCAACAGAAGAGCAAAAAATGATACCAATATTTTACGTCCCTATTCACCCTAACGACAGAAGCAGAAGAGATTCATTAGGTTGGTCTGCTTTGTATGGTGCTTATACATCTTACTTGGTATCTAAGCAATTATCTAAATGGATTATACCGAACAAATATTATGTATCTTTTCCATATGGAGTTTATGATCCGTCAATCTTGGTAAAATATAGGAAGAAAATATCCTCAAAAGATAATTTTGTTATAAGACATGAAGATCAGTGCGTAAAAGATAATAAATATTTGGGATTTACTTTCGATTCAGAAGATTTTATAAAATGTAGAAAGCACGTCAGATCTCAGGGCACCCTGTTGTACAAGAGCGTCCTTAATGACCAAAATATACCTATAGAGAAGTTAGATAAAGAGGACAGATACAGCGGTAAATATTTTAATTTATCTGAAGTGTTTAGAGAATTGAATGTGACAAATGCCACAGCGATAGATATAGACTTTTACAATAAAGTATTAAATTGGAATGATTACAAAATATATTTCGAATCAGGTAGTCATGTCAATAAGCCAACAGCAAAGTGGTTTGTCAAAAACTTATATAAAAAGTCAATTTTATACCCAAATATTTTTGAATAAACAAGTATCTATATCGTCATATAACCTTGAACACATAAACACAGGAGATTTGTATGGAAGATATCAAGTTTGTAAATTTGCATGCTCATAGTGGTGTAGGTTCCCCGTTCGATGGATTTGGATATCCGCAAGAGCATATGGACTATGCATTTCAAAATGGCTCTAAAGCTTTGGCTTTGACAGACCATGGCAATATGAATGGGTTGGCGTACCAAGTCTTACACGCTAAGAAGATGGAAAAGGAAGGTAAAGACTTCAAACCTATTTATGGAGTGGAAGCCTATTTCATACCTTCAGTAGAGGAGTGGCGCATAAAGCTAGAAGAACACAGGGCTGACAAGAAGAAAGCCAAGGAGATCTCCAACGAAAAATCTGGTACAAATATAGAAGAAGAAGGTGCATCTAAATCCGCCGGCCGCAGTGAATTAAACCGTAGTCGACACATGGTTTTATTGGCAATGAACCAGACTGGGCTACAAAACATTTTCAAACTAGTCTCTTTAAGTCACACAAAAGAGTACTTTTATCGCAAGCCGCGTATCGACTTCAAAGCTTTGGAGAAACATTCAGAGGGTGTTATTGCGCTGTCTGCATGTCTTGGTGGTATATATGCCGGCTGTTATTGGCAAAACCGAGAACAAGGCTCAGAGGCAGTCCTTGAGTGTATGAGAGATATGACCAAGAAAATGACAAACATTTTTGGCGATCGCTGGTATGGAGAAATACAATGGAATCGAGTGCCCGAACAACACGAACTTAATAAGTATGTTATACAAATGCACAAAGAGTTTGGAATTCCTCTTGTGTCAACTGCTGATTCTCATTACCCAACTCCACAAGCGTGGAAAGATAGGGAATTATATAAACGTCTTGGCTGGCTTGGCAGAACTAAGCCTGAATGGCTCGACATGGAGCTTCCGACTGAAGTACAGGAACTTGAATGTGAACTTTATCCCAAGAACGGACAGCAGATGTGGGAAGCATATAATTATTATTCAGAAAAATGTGGAGTAAAATACGATGATAAACTTATATTGGATAGTATTCAAGAAACTCACAGGATTTCTTTTGAGCGTATTGAAAGATATTATCCTGATGATACCATTCGTCTACCTGACTTTGTGGTTCCTGCTGGATATACTGCCGACGATTATCTTGGGCGGCTAGCCACTGAAGGTTTATTTTCTATGCTGAAGCTCAACAATAACTTGAGTTCTAAGGAAGAATATAAGCCAAGGCTCGATCGCGAACTTAAGGTCATCGCTGACCGTGGGTTCTCTAAGTACTTCTTGACAATGAAGGCAATCAGTGACAAGGCTAGCCACATGATGTTGGCCGGCCCGGGCCGTGGCTCTGCTGCCGGCTCTCTGGTAGCTTATGTGCTGGGCATCACTCAGATTGATCCGATTAAGCATGGGCTTCTATTTTCAAGGTTCTTACGTTCAGATGCAAAGGACTATCCGGATATTGATTATGATGTGTCAGACCCAATGGCTCTGAAAGAGACTCTAATTAAAGAGTGGGGTTCTAACACAGTAGTGCCAATATCCAATTGGAACACTTTGCAACTTAGATCACTGATCAAAGATATCAGCAAATTCTACGGAATACCATTCAAAGAATCTAATGTAGTGACTAATAAGATGATCTCTGAAGCCACCCCTGTTGCTAAGAAGAAGCACGGAATCAAGGCTGGAGTATATGTGCCTACTTGGGAAGAAGTTATGGAATATAGCAACTCGCTTCAAGATTTTCTTAAAAAATACCCTATTGTGGAGAAACATGTCAAGGCTATGGTTGGGCAATATCGGTCATGCTCTAGACACGCCGGAGGCGTTGTGGTTTCGGAAAATATTGATCGCTATATGCCGCTCATTAGGTCTGGCGATGTAATGCAAACACCATGGAGTGAAGGTCAGAATGTTAGACAGTTAGAGCCAATGGGTTTTATTAAGTTTGATATTTTAGGACTAAGCACTCTGCGTATGATTGAAAGCTGCATCAGGAGAATTCTAATTAAAGAGGGCAAACACAACCCATCGTTTCAAGATATTGTGAAATTTTATAATGAGAAATTACATCCAGATGTTCTTGACACTGATAATCAAGAGGTTTATGAAAATGTCTTTCACCAAGGCAAGTGGGCCGGTATTTTTCAGTTTACCGAATCTGGCGCACAGAAATTCTGCCAGAAGGTAAAGCCAAATTCTATCGTCGACATTTCTGCTGTCACCTCTATCTTCCGCCCCGGGCCACTTTCTGCCGGCGTTGACAGAGACTTTATGGACGCTAGAAGGAATCCGGACGATATTTACTATGAGAATAAAGTAGTCGAAGATGTGACCAAGGAGACATATGGTTTTCTGATTTTCCAAGAACAGATTGCATTGCTAGCTCACAAATTAGGTAAGAATCTGAGCTTGGATGAGGGCAATTTACTTCGCAAACTTTTGACAAAGAAAGGAACAGATAAGGCCAAGCTTAAACATAATATTCGCATTAAGTTTATTACTGGGGCAACAGAGAAGGGGTTGACGATCGAAGACGCTGAAGACCTATGGCGCCGTTTTGAATATTTCTCAGGCTATGGTTTCAATAAATCTCATGCTGTTTGTTATTCTATCGTATCATATCAATGTGCTTGGTTAATGACGTACCACGAGGCCGAATGGCTGGCTTCTTATCTAGACAAAGAGACAGACAAGAAGAAAGAGAAAGCAATTGCAACAGCCAAATCACTGGGATATAAGATATATCCCGTAAACATCAACACCTCTTCCAGACATTGGGAGGTCAAATCCGGAGCATTATATTCTCCACTAAGCTCCATTAAAGGATTAGGGGCAGCAGCTATGGATCAAATTATAAAAAACCGACCGTTCAATACTGCTGAGGATTTTTTGTTCCACCCAGAAGTGACATACAGCAAATTAAATAAAAAGGCATTAGATGTCCTATTTCGTGCAGGAGCATGTCAGCATTTGGTTGACGAAAGATTCACCGGTGCAAAGCACTTTTGGTCTGCTGCTATAGTTGACCGCCCAAAGAACAAGAAGAAGTTTAGAGATAATATAGAACTTTATAAAGATGAAGGTGATTTTAGTGTCTCTGAAATAATAAGCAACAAGACATCATTGACTGGGGTTTACCCATTTGAAATGATAATGACAGACGAATTGCGTCAACGATTGAATGACTTGAATGTTGTGCCAATCTCTGAATATGAAACTGCCCTGTCAATGGGCAGCGATTGGAATGTCGATGACGTTTTGTTAGTCTGGTTCGTGCCTCGCAGCCTCAAAAAGAAAAAGACTGCTAGAGGTGCGGAGTATTGGATACTAGAAGTCATTGATGAAAACAATATCATGACCAGAATTAAGTGCTGGGGTCCAAAAGAGAAAGATAAGATCGACCCAAATCAACCATATATGGCTAGGATCGACTACAGCGCACAGTGGGGCTTTAGCACTCGATCAGTTTATCACAACTTTAGGAAAATATCTTGAATAATATCACCCTTTAAACGTCTAAAACATAGGAGGCAAATATGGAAGAAAAACCAAAACACAACCCCCAAGCAAAAATTTGGGAGGATGCTGGCTTCTTTGATACATATCAAGAAGCAAAAACAAAATCAGAGTCTATGGAATCTGAAACTAAAATTCGTAGGTGTGGCCCCGCCGGAACGAAATTTAAAATCAAAAGGGTCAAAAAATATTTGGAGGCTAAATGATTATAGAATATAAAAGGGTTCGTTCCAACGCTCGCCCACCCCAAAGAGCGAACCCTTCCGATGCGGGACTAGACGTTTTCTATTCTCCTATTACAAACAACAAGAACAACATCACAATTTCACCGGGACAATCGGCAATTATTCCAACTGGATTAAAATTTGGAGTACCGCATGGTTACATGTTGGAAGTAAAAAACAGATCCTCAGTTGCTGCAAAGAGATCTTTGGTTGTAGGCGCATGTGTGATAGACTCTGGTTACGATGGGGAGGTTTTTATTAATCTTCATAATGTTGGCAAAGATACTCAGATTGTTGAAGGAGGTCAAAAAATAGCACAGTTGGTTATGATACCTGTGGTACACTTTAGAGCTTTAGAAACCAGTGGCAATTTATATGATTGGTATCCCATTACAATGAGCAATAGAGAAGACGGCGCCCTTGGATCGACTGACAGCCATAAAATGCCTGATACTTTTAGGAAATCCGCTGGCACACATACTGCTGAACAGATTAGCTTTAAGTGGGTTGACCCTTACTCAAACAACGTGGAGTAAATATGATTAAATATATAGGATCAAAAAGGTTATTGTTAGATGACATCGCCACATGTATAACCCCAGAGAGTAAAACATTTGTCGATTTATTTTCGGGAACTTCTAGGGTTGGCCATCACATGAAAAAGAAAGGTATGTCAGTCATATCTAATGATTATGCAACTTACGCCAAAGTTATAGCAGATTGTTATGTTGTTGCGGATCGCAAGAAGTACATCAAAGATGTGGAGAAGCTCGTTAAAGAGTATAACGAGTCCGATAAAAAATTCTGCGGCTATTTTACAGAAACCTTTTGTTGCGATTCTCAGTTTTTCAATCCTAAGAATGGAGAAAAAATAGATTGGATTAGAGAAGATCTAGAGAAAAGATCTCATGACCCGATCTTGAAAAGTATTATGTTGACTTCTCTAATGGAAGCGGCAGACAGGGTTGACTCAACTTGTGGAGTACAAATGGCATATCTTAAGAAATACGCATCTAGATCATATAAGAAGCTTCATTTAAAAGTGCCGGATATGGTTGATAACATAGAGGGCAACACTTACAAATCATACCAGATGGATTCGAATGAATTGGTTAAAATATTAGATCCAGTTGACGTAATTTATATTGACCCACCCTACAATCAGCATAGCTATTTGGGTAATTATCATATATGGGAGTCGTTGTGTATATGGGATAAATCAGAGCATTATGGTGTAGCTTGTAAACGAGTTGACACTAAAATTAAGAAATCTGATTACAATATGAAAAGAAAAGCACTGTCAGCTATGAACAATTTGGTTGACAATCTCAATTGCAATTCGGCAATCATATCTTTCAATAATGAAGGATATATCCCTAGGCATGATATGGAGTTATTATTGAATAAGTATGGCGGCCTATCCGTCAAAGAAATAGACTATAAAAGATATGTTGGTGCCAAGATCGGCATTCACAATAAGAAAGGTAAAAAGGTAGGCAAAGTCGGCCATCTAGAGAACAAAGAATACTTATACGTTTTAGATTTTGAAGGAGAATAAAATGTTAACATTGTTAGTTGGGCTTATTGCCTGCTCAGAGAGCGAACCAGAACCTGTTCTTTTGACAAAAGAATTTTATGAATGGACATGTAATGACTATGAAAATCACTCTGAAATTATAGTGAACACTAGTACATGTGAGGATTATGAGACAGGCTTATATTGGCTTATAGCAGAGTCACATTTGACATATGGAAGTGGGTTCAAAAGAAAATTAGACAAAACAGACAATTGGGATATTGATTGCTTATATCAAACTAAACTTCCACTTGTTGACGATTATTGTATTGAAGTAGAGGGAGTCACGCTCACTGCTTTTGTTGAGCCAGCCTCTTGGTTTGGAGATTAGGATGAAAGAAGGAATTACATTTAATGATGTATTGTTGCAGCCACAATATTCTGACATTAAAACTAGAAAAGCAATTGATATAGGTAACACATTGTCGGGTTCAACTGTACAATATTTTAAGCTCCCAATTATTTCTGCACCGATGGACACAGTGACAGAAACATCTATGGTGCAAGCTATAGATGAGTATGGGGGACTAGGTATCTTACATAGATACAACACTATAGAACAACAAGCTAACATGGTTAAGCAAGTAAAGCTTTTAAGTAAAAATCATAGGGTTGGTGCAGCTATTGGAATAACAGGTGATTTTCTAGAAAGAGCGATTGCTCTATATCATAATGGCGTTGATGTTCTGTGTCTAGACGTTGCTCACGGCCACCATATATCAACTAAAAACGCATTAGAGAAGCTTTGCAGTCTCTATAAAGGTCATGTACACATAATGGCTGGTAATGTGGCAACACTGGAGGGCTTTAACGATTTAGCAGACTGGGGAGCCGACTCTATTCGTGTTGGCATTGGTGGTGGCTCTATTTGTTCCACTAGAATTCAGACTGGCCATGGCGTACCAACTCTTCAGTCGATTATGGATTGCTCAAGAACCGACAGAAACGCCATGCTAATTGCAGACGGTGGCCTTAAGACTTCTGGTGATGTTGTAAAGGCACTCGCTGCTGGAGCAGATTTTGTTATGCTTGGATCAATGCTGGCTGGAACTACAGAATCCCCGGGAGAGTTTATAAGTCGAGGTGCAGGCAAACAAGGTATGAAAGTATACAGAGGGATGGCCTCTGAGGAAGCCCAGAAGGATTGGAGGGGTAAAGCCAACTCTTTAGAAGGAATTTCTACAACTATTTTATACAAAGGAAAGGTTGGAAATGTACTTCAAAGACTAGATAAGGGTATAAGAAGTGGGTTTTCATACTCCGGAGCAAGAAATTTGAGAGAATTGCAAACAAAAGCTAAATTTATAAGACAAACAAACTCTTCTATGGTAGAGAGCAGTACTCACATTCTGGTAAAATAATATGAAGAAAAAGAAATTAGTTTTTGAAGAAGATGAGAAGAGACACGCAGATTTAAAAATAAAATTAAAACATTATGGAATTAGTCAGGCCAATTTCTTTAGAGCATGTGTTTCTGGTATGATAAATGATGATGTTGAGTTTGTAAAATACTTTAATAAAGTGATAGATGAATACACTTATATTAAATCTAAGAAAAAAACTCAAGAGTCTAAAAAAATGCTAACGAAAGGACTTAAACAATTGGGTGATTTTGGGTTTGCAGATGGTGAAATTGACAATATTTTTGACCTCATCGAAAAAGAACACCCAGATTTGTGATTTTTGATAACATCAAGACTATTTAATATAGAAAAAAACCATTTTTTAATTTTAAGGAGATCTAATAATGGCTAAGAAAAAATTGTTACTTAACGAAAGTGTTACTCGCCGCTTCATGAAGCTTGCGGAGTTGAAGCCCTCATATGTATCTAACTTCCTAAAGGAAGCTGAAGAAGGTATGGAAGAGGAAGAGGAAGAAGCTGGTGAAGAGCCTGTCGAAGAAGCTCCAGAAGCAGCCGAAGAAGGTATGGAAGAGGAAGCTGCGGACATGGAAGAAGAAATGCCAGAAGATGACATGGAAGAAGGCGAAGCCGAGGCCGAAGACATTGTAATGGATTTCATTAAGAATGCTGTTGCTCCATGGGCAGAAGAAAATGGTGTTTCTATGGACATCGCTGGCGATGAAGAAGATGAAGAAGAAGAAGAAATGCCAGAAGATGACATGGGCGAAGAAGATGAAGATATGGACATGGGCGAAGAAGAGCCTATGGAGGAAGAAGAACCTATGGGAGAAGAAGAACCTATGGGAGAAGAGGCAGAAGCAAACAAGGGAATGTATGAAGCTCGTCGTAGACTCAAAAAAGCCAATGTTTCTGTAATTAACGAAGGGGAATTGATTAATGAAGTGGTCAAACGTGTAGCTCGTCGTCTTTTAAAAGAATCAAAAGCTCAAAAATCTACTCAAAGACGTACAAAAAGGCGTTGAAGAGCAAGTAATATGAATATTTTTTAATGTTCTCCGTCTTATAAGAGCATCAAGTTAATATTTGATGCTCTTTTTTTATGGTGATAATATGTTAGAAGTAATTTTAGTGTTGGTGCTGATGTTTGTATCTTTCTTTTTCGGAGCCTTTGTAACATTTCTTGGAAATACATCGATGTGTCGAAAGTACTCAAAGGAGATATGTGTTAAAATGTTACTAATACTCCACTCAATTAACGAAAATATGAAAAAAATCGATTCTGAAAAATATATTAAGATGAAGGAGTCCGGATTTTCCAATAATGCCATTAAAGGCCAAAGGAATATTGATTCCTACGATTTGCAAAAATGGAGAAACGACATTATAACTCAAATTATTACACGATACCCATTCCCACAAGATTTAAAATTCAGAGATTATGATGGGGCATTAGACTTTATGCATAATTATTATGCAGAGTTATCAAACATCCCCCCAAAAGAAAAACTTAATAAACAAATATAAGGAGATATTATGAAGTTAACATGGAACAACGGTGAAAAAGAGAAAGTTGATAAAGATAATGAGGAAGAATCTATTGAAGAGGCTAAGTCTGCCCTATTGCAACAACTAGAGAGTCCTATGGATAGCATGAGGTCTATGGCGTTGTATGGAGATATTCATGAAGAGAAAGCCTCTGAGATTGTTGGAGGTCTGTTAGCCTTGCAGCACATGGGTAAATCATGCGAAGAAGAGAGTGATCGGGCCATCGAGATGTTTATTTCAACTTACGGAGGCTGCGCTGATGACATGTTCTCAATTGTTGATATTATGTCAGTAGTAAAACAAACTTGTACAATTAAGACAATTGGTATTGGTAAAGTTATGTCTGCTGGTGTACTGGTTCTCGCCTCTGGTACAAAGGGAGAGAGATATATTGGCAAAAACTGTCGGGTAATGCTTCACTCTGTTAGTGCAGGACATCATGGAACTTTACATAATTTAGAAAATGAGATAGAAGAAGTGAGAAAATTGCAAGATTTGTATATTGAAAACCTAATTACAAAGACAAACTTAACTAAAAAGCAAATTCGTGCCTTTTTGAGAAGAAAGTCTAATGTCTATCTTAGTGCAGAAGAAGCTATTAAGTACGGCATCGCAGATAAAATATACGGAGTAGAAGAGGATGGTGAGTGACAAAGAATTTTACAACGAAGCGTCAGCAGCAAAATTAGGATGGGAGCCGGAATGGTTTGGTGTCTCTACTTTTGATGAAAGATTAACAAAAGCCGTTAGAGCATGGCAAAGAAAGAATGCTTTGAAAGCAGATGGGTTGGTAGGTCCGATGACTTATCGTAGGATATGGACAGAAAGAGAAAGTGAGATTTCTGATTACATTAATAAATGTCCACCAGAAAAAGATCAATCTTTTATAATCCACAACGGAAAGCCTTATGTTATCAACTGGCCAAAGGTTGTTCTTTGGGACGAAGAGGGGGGACTAAAAGCAGCACAAGGTTCATATACCAGTTTTGCCGGCCATGCCGATAGGAAACCAAAGATGTTTGTCAACCACTGGGATGTTTGTCTTAACTCACATTCATGCCAAAAGGTCTTGACGCGTCGAGGTATTAGCATACACTACATGATAGATAATGATGGTACCATATATCAAGCTCTTGATACGCAACACTCGGCATGGCATGCCGGAGCTAGGAAGAATAACTTGGCTTCTATAGGAGTTGAAATAAGTAACGCATATTATGTCGACAAATATCAGAAGTGGTATGTCAAGAATGGATTTGGGGAAAGACCAGTGATTACTGATGGCCATGTGCATGGTAGAAGCATGAAACCTTTCATGGGATTTTACGATGTACAAATACAAGCCCTTAAAGCCCTCTGGGAAGCTGTTCACAATGCAACAGGTATACCCTACCAAACTCCAACTGGAAGCGAAAAATGGGCGGTTTCTCGCGATGCATCAAGGGCTAAATATAATGGCTATGTATCACACTTCCATTTAACCCGAAAAAAGATAGATTGTGCTGGTTTGGATATTGAAAAATTATTAGGAGAAATAAAATAATGTCAGATGCATTTGAAAAAATTCTAAATGAAGAAGTTCTAAGGTTCGTTGAGTACGCTAAAAGCGCCGGTAATTATGATATAATATATGAAGAGAAGGAACCTCTCGTCAAGGCCGACCCAAAGTCAAAAAATCAATTTTCTCAAAAAGTAAAGGACTTAATGAAGTACATTCCAAAGTTTGTACCCAATGAGGCATGGGGAAACCCAAATTCGCTTGAGAGACAACAGGTTGATGACTTATTTAAGTGGGTTAGAGAAGATGCTGCAAAACAGAAGACGGGCATGGAAGCGGTTGCAACAGCTTTTAAATTTATAACTGACTTGCAAACGAACAAAGAAGTCCAAGGGACTCGCTTTCAAGCGATGGGTGGCATTCTTCGAAGATTGATCATGTTGGAGTCATTGCGGCACATGATAGAGTCTTATACAGATTCTTCGGCTGGCTTTGTATTTGAGGGCTTTTTATCAGCTTTGCTGGGCGGCAAGCAACATATTGAAAAAGAGGGCGGAGAACTTCTTATTACTGATGTTACGGGATTTGCGGGAACTAATGTCCCGGTTGATATAAGTTTAAAATTACTTTCTGGCGGCAAGCCAACTGGAGATAAACTTACACCAGCCACAGGGATTCATGGGTCATATAAAAATATGCTTGTGCAACTTAACAGCAAGGGCTATATTGTTTATCTAATTGCGTATAAGCAATATATCGAGGGGAAAGAAGGCGCACAATCTTTATCATTAGGTCAGTTTAACATTGATAGAAATAATTTCTTTGATATAATGCTTGAAACAGGTAATGCTAAAAAACTGATGAGTGTTAAGAAAGAAACAATTATAAATATTTTAACTGAAAAAAGAGATTCTGATTTAGCTAAGACAATTATGAGTTTAGAATCCTTTGGTGCTTTAGCTAAAGAATATGAAAAGATGAAATCCTATGGCAATGAGCAGCCAGAAGAAGTCGTCACTGAAGAAACAGAGCGCCAAGCTGCTCCAGAAGACCTCAATACCCGCAAGCTGGAGGTTGACCCTGCTGGTCATTGGCTTAAAGTTGTAAACAAGAGATTAGCCAAATGGGATGCCTATGATGACGGGTTGAGGTTGTTATCGGATTTGAACCAGATGGCCGCCGCAGAAGGCGGCATGAACCCGGGCGATAGTGGTGAGCGTCTATGGAAAATTCTTCATGATTTAATGGCGGCCACTGGGGAAGCAACAGAAAAAACGCAGTGGACGATTGGTCGAGATCATTATGAGAAGTTTTCCGGAATGGCTTATGAAAGAGGAGAGGGAACAGAAAAGGTAAGGAAAGATCCAAGGCTCACATACACAGACTCAGAAGGAAAAGAAGTCCCAGTGACGAGTGTTGGCTCCGCCAAGGCTTATTTCAAAAGTCTCGCCCCCGAAAAGCAAGCTGAATTTGGTAAACAGTTTGGATTGAGTGGTCGTGCCCTATCAGCAGCCTCTATCGGTCGAGCCTACACAGCCTCGAAAGAACAAGATTATAAACCATTCAGATCTAAGGAGGTTAAAGCAAGGTACGACTTTACTGACTTAGGAAGTATCACAGTTAATCAAACAAAAATTATGGAGATCGCACAATATTATGCAGATCAAATAACACAGCAAATTGTTGATGCTTTTAGGTTGCTTACGAGTATCACAGAAAATACAAATCAATATTTTACTCAAACCAATAGACAGTCAGCAGCAGCTAATGCAAGCCAAGCGGCCGATGGAGCCTCTGGGTTTGAAACAAGAGCAAGGGGTGAATTTGGCTTTAAAGGTCAGTCAGCAAAGCCAGACACACAAGACACTCAGGCGGCATCAGACTTTAATTTAAGAAGCGTCGACGCAAGTGGGCGATCAATAAACGAAACAAAGAATAAATAAACTGGAGGAAAAGTGAAAACATATTCTAATAACACATGCTTACATCAATCAATAGTGGAGGGAGTTAATAAGTTGGCAGACAATGTTGCAACAACATTAGGGCCAAAAGGGAGGAATGTAATTATTAAATATAAAAACAAGATCCCTTTTGTAACCAAAGATGGTGTTACAGTCGCTAAAGCTGTTACACTAAAAGATCCCTTTGAGAACGCTGCGGCAGAGATTATCAAACAAGCGAGCCTACAGACCAATTCAGAGGCTGGTGATGGCACAACAACTTCTACTGTTTTAGCCAGAGCAATTATAAATAAAGCTCAAGCTTATATTGCTGCTGGTGTTTCCCCGGTGGAACTCAAAAGGGGTATGGATAAGGCAGCAGTTCGTATAATGGAGCGATTAACTGAAAACGCAACCCCCATAAAGTCGGTTAAAGACATCAAACATGTTGCTACAATTTCGGCCAACAATGATTCGGTCATTGGTGACTTAGTATCAAAAGCTGTTGATTTGGCTGGAAAAGACGGTTCTGTGATTATCGAAGAGGGAAGGAGCAATCAAACCTCACTCGATGTTATAGAGGGCTTTAGGATCGATTCTGGCTATGCTGCTGGTGCTTTCGTGACAGATGAGCGTAGAGCTACATGTTATTATGAAAAGCCATTGATTCTTGTGACAGAAGATAAATTAGAAACAGTCGAAGAGATGCTACCAGTACTTGAGCAAGTAGCCAGAGATGGTAGGCCATTGGTAATTGTCGCTGATGATATTGTTGAGCAAGCACTTGCTGCGCTTATAATGAACGCAGTACGGGGTACCATGAAAATTGTTGCAGTAAAGGCTCCGAAATATGGAGAAGAAAGAAAAAGCATATTAAAAGATTTGGCTATTTCAGTCGGCGCTACTTATATTAGTAGGGAGTCTGGTGTGCAACTTAATAAAGTTACATTAGAAGATTTAGGTTCTGCTAAATCTGTAGAAATAAATAAAAATGACTCTTGCTTTGTTGGAGGTAAAGGTGACTATGAAAAAATTGAAAGAAGGATTGAAGCGGCTAAAGAACAGCTTCGCAATACAGATTCTCCTTACGAAGGCGAAAGAATACAGGATAGAATTACTCGCCTTGCTTCTGGTGTTTCTGTTATACGAGTTGGTGGTTCTACAGTCGTTGAGATGACAGAAACAAAGCACAGAGTTGAGGATGCACTTGAAGCTGTCAAGGCAGCACAAAAAGAGGGAGTTGTTTCTGGCGGAGGTGTCGCCCTGTTGAACGCTGTAAAAAACTTAACTGTTGAAACTGAAAACCAAGATCAATCAAGGGGAGTTGACATTATTACCAGTGCCTGTCAAGAGCCAATCCGACAAATGGCTCGTAACTGTGGAAAATCAGAAGATATAATCATAGACATGTTGACTAACGAAGAGTCAGATGTTGTTGGTTATGATTTTAGAAATAGCTCAATTGTTAATATGGTTGAAGCTGGCATCATAGATCCAGTTAAAGTGACTCGGTGCGCACTCAAAAACGCAGTCTCAGCAGCAGGGACATTGCTAACAACAAACTATGCTGTAATTGAAGTTGAATAAAAAATATCTTTAAACGTCTAATCATTAAGGAGGAATAACATTATGAGAGTGACAGTTAATTACAATATTGATTTTAAAGAGGTTGAAAATCTCTTGAACGGTATGCTGGATGAATGTGAAAATAAAATGAAAAAAGTTAATGGACTTTTGGCCACAGTTTCTTACGCATTTAATAAGGGTAACCTGATTTTTATGAATGAAGCAATGGACGAACTGCGCCAAACAATGGCTCAAGTTGATTTAGATTTGGCTGAGGTATCTGAGATGGCTGCTTCTTACTTGCAGGCAAAGAGTTCCTTAGAAGAACCAGCAGAGAAACCTCCAGAGGAGGATCCCACGCCAGCCCAAGAAGATGTAGAACCCCCAATTCAAGAAGAAGCGGAAGAGGTTATTGATTTGGAAAGTCCGATAATTGATGAAGACTTAGACAATGAGTAATTTTTTTCAAGGCGACTTGCTGGTCATAAAGCAATCGGCAATCCTTTTTGGCACAGGAGGCTCTGCTTCTATACGAATTATGCAAGAACCAAAGGTTGCATTATGTTTAGGGCATCAAGGGCAAGATCGTAATACGTTGAGAATTTTGATGGGAGAAGACAAGTGGCTGGTAAAGCCCAAAGATTGTGCCCATTATAATAAACGATTTTACGAAAATCACTTTAAAATGGAGGAAGTATGAAAACAGTAACTAAATTAGTCGAAGTGGCTACCACAAATGTATATAATCGAGACAAAAAATATTCTCTGAGGGAGGTTTTTGTTAACCCTGACTTTGTTGTGTCTCTAATGCCGGACAATAATATGAACCGATTGTTGCAAGAAGGTAATCTACCCGAAGGTTTAGACAAAAGACAACAGTTTACGAGAGTTTTGATGCACAAAGGAAACGCTGGCTTAGAAATGACTGTCGTAGGTAACATAGAATCAATTAGAGATAAGTTGTTTTCAAACGGCACAACTTTGTTGAAGGGGTGACTCATGCCATTTTATTTTGTTGTATATGCAAAGACTGATTGTGACTATTGCTTAGAGGCGATCAACATACTTAATGAAAACGGATTTGATTATGTACTGACCTTATTGGATAAATCCCCAGATTATCATCATGCTTTAAAGCTGGAACACGATTGGCCAACTGTGCCTTTGATTTTTAAAACTAATAAGCAGACTCACGAAAATAAAATGATAGGTGGCTGTGATGATTTTAAAAAATGGGTATCTGCTTTTAAATCGGATGGAAAATGTTAGATTATAAATATCCAGTGAAAACATATAAAAAATGGTTCAACTTATTGAAGGAGCATATAGAAGAAAAATATGCGGGTACTAATGTAGAGGTTGAAAGTGCGAAGTCTGGTATCTTGTATGAGTCATATAACAAATTACATGATGACGAATATATATTTTCAGCAACAATTTGTATAAATAAGGAACTCTATCCCAGAACCAGACTATATGCTTTGCTTCATGAGGCCGGCCATATAGAAAGGATGGTTCAAGATAGAGATCAGGTAACATTCTTTTATCGCTACTTTGACAATGCACCTGATAACATAAAGCTTAGAACAAGAACAGTTATTGAAGAGGTCTTGGCTTGGCACAAAGCTGAACAAATCGCTAATTCACTTGATATAAAATTAGAAAATAGACCATGGCAAATTGAAATTGAAAAGGCTATAAGATTGTATACCCTGTGGTGTGCAGAGAAAGGAGACAAGAATGGATAAGAAAATCACCAGAAAAAAAGTAAACAAACCTTGGGGCTATGAAGACCGTTGGGCAATTACAGAAAGATATTTAGGTAAGGTGCTTCACATCGAAGCTGGCCAGCGATTGAGTCTTCAGTATCATGAAAAGAAAGATGAAAGTGTCTATGTGCTTGATGGTGTTCTAATTATAGAGCATAGGAGTTTAGAAGATGAAAAGCTTAAGCATATGGTTTTGGAGAAAGGCGACACATACAGAATTGAGCCGCTCACAGTGCATCGCTTTTCCGCTCCCAAACTTAGCCATGCGACAGTCATCGAGGTTAGCACTGGAGAAATTGATGATGTTGTCCGACTTGAAGATGATTATGGGAGGGCATAATGGATTGGAATGATGAGATAAATATAGTGCCACATATGTTAACGAGGGCAATCATATGGGAATCGAATATCCCACCAGACTTATTGCTTGACCTTAAGGTGTATTGCCATAAAAACAAAGATAATCCTGCTATGTCGGATTATGCTGATTCTTTAGCTGGAAGGTTTTCACATGGAAAGCAGGTTGGGATATTTAATTCAGCAACTAAATACGAAGAGATAGAAAAAAACCCTGATTGCATTAAGAGATTTTGCTTATACCTTAATACAATGGCTCAACACTATTATGAAAATTATATTTCTGGCCTTTATTCTGGAGCAGTAACTGATACTGACGGAGCTACCGTCGATGGTGAAAAGTTGATCCACGTTGATGTCAATGATTTATGGTTTAACATGATGCGGCCGGGAGATTATAATCCACTACATTCACATGGTAATTCTTCTCCAACTGGATTGTCTTTCTTTCTTTATATTGACATTGAAAACATAGATTCAACTACGGGTGACGGTACAACAGATTTGTTGCATTCGGCAGATCCATTGACTGCAAAGCAGCAAAAAGAAAACTTTATGTTTCCGAATACAATTCACGTTCCACCTAAAAATGGTAGAATGTTGATGTTCCCTTCATGGCTATTGCATCAAGTTTACCCCTTCAAGGGCAATAAAGATAGAATTAGCTTTGCTGGTAATATAAATGTTTGGACAAGTGATTACACTCATAAAATAATATTAGATCACTATGTAAGGAGTAAAAGATGAACAATAGAAAATGGAAGAATTATTTTTACAAACTTAACGAGACACAGGATGACAACTATGTTCAAAAATTATATAAATTGCCTGTTAGGTTTAAAGTGCAAAAGATGGTCGGCGGTAATAAATCTGAAACGGAAGATGACTTGCGGGCGTTAAATTATGTTACCTCCTTAAGTTTACCGAGAGATAGAAAGACAGATGCAGAAAATTGGTATTTCACTTTAGATATTAAATTTGAATATTATGATAAGGAGTTAAGTATTGATGAATTTATCAGGAACAAATTGTTGAGCAGTGTACGGAGTGTTCCGGGGGTTCAAATAATTTCTTATGGTGAGCCTGAGTTTGTCTATGATGCACAAAATCCAGATATTGGTAAAGAAAAACAAAGAAGTAGAGAATTTGGCGGAGATGAAAGGAAGATAAGTAAAAGAGATACTGAGGAGATTTAAGTATGAACAATAATGATAAACCAAAATACACAAAGGAACTTTTAGAAAAGAAAACGAAAGAAGAGCTTATAGAATTAGTTCTTTTGCTTGAAGAAGAGAAGGGCTTGCTTAACTTTCTTATTGATGAATACGAGAATGCCCAAGAGTCTCTTGGAAAAGCAGTCGAATCCCAACTATCAGAATATTTAAGTAGCATGGTGACAAAAACTGTTGGAGAGGCATAATGAGTACCACAACGGAGCCAACAGAACAGGAAAGTATAGATAGTTTAAAACCAAAACCTCCTCCAAAGTTGGCCCCCAGAGGTATTAGTACATTTACGGTTTGTAGAAATTATGATGAAACTGGCGTTTCTGGGGATGGTGTGGTGATCGAAGGAGTCATAATGGCAACCGGACATTGCATAATACACTGGCTTTATCCACCACCGAGAGGCGGCATCGCAATTTTTGATTCTCTTGATGATTTTTTAAAAGTACATGTGCTGCCGCATCCAAAGAATAAGACCGTTATTACATTTGATGATGGTGAGCAAAGAAAGTTTGGCGATGGATGGGAAAATGATCAAGATTAATGTTGGGCAACGTAGAATATTATATGTATTTGACTTTGATGACACAATAGCAGAGACAGAAGAGGCAGTCCTTGTTAAGGATAAAAAGACCAATAAGATTGTAGATCACATTCATTCACAACAAGAGGCAGACAACTATATTTTAAAACCCAATTTATACTATGACTTTTCAGAATTTGTAAATGTTGAGGGTGCAAAGGAAATAGAATTGGTTACAACTTATCTTAGAAAATTGGCTTTAGAAGGTCACAAGATTATTGTTTTGTCTGCCAGACAACCACAAGCCAGATTTGCCTTAAAAAATTACCTAAGAAGCATTAATATTGTTACCGAACCTATCACATTTGGCTGTGTCGATGGGTCTAAGAATAAATACGCATATTTAAAAAGAATGATTAAAAAATTTAATCCTAAAGAAAGGGTTGTGGTGTTTGAGGATACATTAAAAAATATACAAATGATGTTACCCTTAGAAGAAGACTATCCAGATTTAGTATTTGATTTTGTTCATGTGCATACGCCCGAAACAGACGAAGAGTTAGAAGAGGCCAACAGGAATCAATATCATCGTAAAAACACTGTTGCTCAGTACGGCACAGAAAAATACCAAAGAACACTGAAGAGGGTTCACCCGAAAATGAAGAGAAGATTGATTGGCTTGGGTGATAACAAACACAGTGAAAAAAGAGTAAAGAAAGTCAAAGATTTTAAGAGGGCAAAATCCGCACCACCGGGAGGCGCATGAATGGGTAACTATAAAAAAACGGTTAAATGCAGTTGGTGCCACACTCATGGTCATAATAAGGTTACATGCCCAAAATTGAAAGAATATGTTGAATCTTGTAGGCAACTTTACGGTAATGATCACAAGGTTGTACAAGAATATGACAGAGTTAAAAAGAGATATAGCAAAAAATCATCCAATAATGCAAGAAAGAAAAGGCTTTGTTCATACTGCTTTGAGCCTCATCACAACAGGAGAACATGCACTCATCTTGAAGCTCACAAGAAAGCTCTAATTGAGAAAAATGTTGTCTGGAGACAAGCTGTACTTGATATTTTAAAAGATAGCGATGTAAGTGTGGGTTCGCTTATAATGCATGATACTGAAAAATATTGCGTTACGGATATTTTGCCCCACATACAATCATCCAATAAAGATTTGTGGATGATTATAAAAATTAATTGGCAAGATGTCGTGTTCTTTGAGCCTTGCGATGAAATTTTTACTATTTCTCTCATGAAAAGGCCGTCCACAAAAAGAAATATAAATTTGGAAAGCCTACTTTTTCACAATTCTAAAACTTATCATAGCTCTGATTGTATTTGGAGAGTAGTTTCAAAAGGCGGCTCTCTAAATGTACCCAAAGATTGGCTATCTAAAGATAAGAACATAATTAATAAAGTAGATATATTCTTCAATGACCTAACCAAGGAAGCCTATGAAGACGTATTTTCGGCAAAAAATTCTGATAGGGACAACAACTTACTTACTTCCATATTAAAAGAGAAACAAGATGACGAAAAAGAAAGATAAAATTACACTAACACCCTTTGAGGTCGCATCAGAGAACAGTCAACAGTTCGCAATAAATATGTATACATTCTACCTATTTCAGAAATCATGCAATGAGTTATTGTTGGCCGATAAAGTTATAAAAAGAGCTTTGGCTGTTACTGAGGACGAGGTAGAAATGGAAAGATTACTGAAGGAGTTCGACAAAAATACTTTGGCATGGGATATGATTATGAAACTTGATGCTTTGTCTGGAAGCTCTTGTTATGCGGAGGCTTAATGCTGTATGAAGTTGGTGATTTGCTAAAATTTAAAGACAAATGGTGGTCAGTCTATGAAATGGAAGACGTATGGGAATATGGTATCCTGATTGATAAGTCATTTATATTTGATAAAACTAATTGCCCCGATTGGGGTGATGGCATTAGAGTGGATGAGTTTACGGTATATAATTTTTCCACAGGTGCGAAGTATTTGATTGATACTTCTAAATATGATATAGAGATAGTTGTCAAAAAATGAATAAATGTTGATCTTGAATCGTCTGAGTATTGAGGTGTGACAATGAAAAGACTTTGGCCAAAACAGGGCGACATTGTAAAAATAACCGCAGAGCATCATTATAAACTTGGTGCCATTGGCGTTGTTGTGGGTGACTATGCAAAATCTAAACATAACGCTGGCAAGGCTTATCATATAAGGTTTTTCGATGGCACTAAGCGCACCTGTTTTAAAAAGAATTTTGAGGTGATCAGTGAAAATAGGTGATTTAGTTAAAGTAAAGGATGTGTTGCCCTTGAAACACCTTGTCGGTCACGTTGGTGTCATTACCAAAGAAAGGTATAATAAGCATTGGGTGAAAGTCCATATCTCAGGAGAGACAAAAGGTATTAGAGTAGGTGACTTGGAGGTGATCAATGAAAGTAGGTGATTTAGTGAGATACAAATGGCAAAAGATGTGGAATAAATACTCTTCTGCTCTTGGCAAACAAGAGTGGCATGAGAGGTTTGACAATTATTATGGAGTCATATATAAGATAGATTCAGTCATGTCTACAGTTTGGATTAAATTCAGCGATAAAACTACATCACTCAAAGCCAGTGAAATCGAGGTTGTGTCTGAGTGTCAGTAGAATTGGTCAAAGTAGGGGATCTTGTGCAGCTTAACCAAGACTGCACCAATATTCTTGGTTTGTGCGTAGGTATATCAAAGAGCAAAAAGCGTTGGACAAGGCGGGCAAAGATACTCTGGATAGGGAGCAGCAGAGTCTCTTCTATATTAATTATGCGTTTAAAGACAGCACATCGAGGTTATAATACAATAGAAGTATAGTTATTATGTGTGTGATGAACTTGAAATAGGTGACTTAGTGCTTTGGCATAACTCAAAAGAATTTATGGGAATTGTAGTAGATTTAAACTCAGGCTCTTATGTCGATAGAGCTTTTATCTATTGGTTTACAGCAAGCACCGAAGCACACAAAATACTTGGTGGCGGCCTTCCATTGGTCGGTGCTGGCTGGGAGCCTGTAACATTTTTAAAAGTTTTTAAAAAAGGAAATTTGAATAAAAACAAATCTTAATCCGTCTGATATATGAACCTAAGCAACTGGAGAAAAAATGGCTTATTTGAAGAAAGATGATATTGTATTGTTTAAAGGTGCTGGTACTATACAGTCAATCGTTACCGATGTGCGATTCCGCAGATACAGAGGAAAATATACAGATAAGAAAACAGGCGAAAAGAAGAAGAAATGGAAATCAATGCCTTATGCTATCTGTAAAGTATTCTCTACTAACGATAATAGTGTTAAAGTATCGCAAGAATTCTTGATTCCGGGCTATAAACTTAGAAATACCTTTAAGGAAGGCAAGAAAGTTTTGGTTTTACACGACAAATATGTAGCAGAATTCCAAGGCCAATATGGTGCGGAGTGGGCTTCTAAGATCATTGAAGAGAGCCAGAAATTTAGGAGCAAAGGAGGTGACAATGAGGAAGAGGAATAAACATATAGTTTGCGCTGATGGCTTTAAAATGTCAGTCCAAGCTCATGAAGGAGCATATTGTACCCCAAGGATAAGTGATGCTGATTATTATTCTCATGTAGAGATAGGTTATCCAAGTCATGTTGAGCCTTTAATCCTCTCTTATGCTGAACAAAAAGATCGGCCAATGGATACTGTTTATGGATATGTGCCAAGGGAAAGGGTAATGCTGGTGGTCTTAAAGCATGGTGGCCAGATTTCTGGTCAAATGCCCAATGGAATACCAATTTTGCCTCCGCCGAAAAAAAATGAATAAATATAAATCCTAATCCGTCAAAGTAATGAACCCAAGCAAGAGGTGCTTATGAAAGTAGGTGATTTGGTTAAATATTGTGGATTACTAAAAGGCGAAGAAGAATTGCCTACTGATACTGGGATTATCCTCTCTATTAATGAAGATGGGTACTATAAAGTCCTATGGTCTGATGGTAACTATGATGAAGATTTGATCTACTCAGAATTAGAGGTGATCAGTGAAAGTAGGTGATTTGGTTATGCACGAAATGTGGGGGCTTGCCATAGTATTCAAGAAGGTCAGTCCACACGTTAATAGGTGGTGGATTAGAGTTTTAGATAAACAATGTTATAAGCAAGATTATACTTGCTGGGCGGCAGAATGTGAGGTGCTAAGTGAAAGCAGGTGATTTATTAAGAAATGTGGCAACTGGTGAGTTAGCGATAATACTATCAACTTTTACTAAGTTTTTTCAAGACCCAGATGCTTATGGTTGTGATTATGACTGTGGTGTAGCAGATACAGCAATTCGCATCAAATGGATAGAAAACGGTCACGAAAGAACCATTAGAAGAAATAGATTAAAATACAATTGGGAGGTGATTAGTGAAAGTAATTGATTTGCATGGAGTTAGACATAAGGATGTATATGGATTATTAGAAAAGCCTTGCATAAACGATGATATACCATTTGCGGTTATCACAGGAAAGTCTGATACAATGAAAAAGATTGTAACACAAATTGTTGCAACCTTTGGGCTACATACCAAAGAGAAGCTGGGTAATAGCGGGAGGCTAATAATCTGTGAAAGTAGGTGACCTAATAAAGATATATCCGAAAGATGGAGCGGTTTCTTGTGTCGTTGGTATATATCTTGGTGACGAGAGAGAACCATACCAGACGGACACCAAATTTTGGATTAAAAGTCCTGTTTTTTTAGTGAACGGTCAGCGAAAAACATATAATAAGCTTGACTACAGATTTGAAATTATAAAAAAAGATTGAATATATAAATTTTTCACACGTCAAAATAGTGAACCCAAGAAAGAGGTGCTTATGAAAGTAGGTGACTTAGTAAAAACACATAGAGGTAATCTTGCCTTTATTACAGAAGTTGGTCGTGATTGGTGCAATATATTATTTATCACTTCCGGTAACCATAGGACAGGCTTTCCCATAGAGTGGATCAGGGTGCTAAGTGAAAGTCGGTGATTTAGTTAAATGGATTGATTATAAAGCAGACATTCCGGTTGAGCATATAGGGATTGTTCTAAAATTTTACAAAAGCACTATGAGAGACTATGTTGATTGGTCTGATATGGTTGTATTGTCTGGAGGCAGACAACAAACATGGACTTCTTGGCAATGCGAGGTGATACATGAAAGTAGGTGATTTAGTGGGTATTGGCTGGAGCGGAATAAAAAAACAACCATTCCCAGCAATAATTACAAAGGTACACAAAAAGTTTAGCTATCAACAATCCAAGTCTTATACTGTTTATATATTTAGTAATTGCAAGAAGGCATTTGCTACAGAGAGAGATTTGAAAAAAATTGAAGATTATTTGAATATATAAATTTTTCATGCGTCAAAATAGTGAACCCAAGAAAGAGGTGCTTATGAAAGTAGGAGATTTGGTCAGACACAAACCATCAAAGACTTTAGGTTTGATTACTTATGTTTTCTTTTCTAAGAATTTGAAAGGCTTAGTGGAAGTCCGGTGGCTCGATGGCCTTGCCGGTGACATTGAATGTAGGCACATTGAGGTGGTCAGTGAAAGTAGGTGATTTAGTAAAAGATAAAGAATACGATGACGCTGCTTCGTATGGTGTGATTATCCGCATTGGAGATTTGAGAACGAAAAATCCTTACCACATTTTATGTTTTCGAGGTGGTGTTCTATCTAAATTTCCAAAGGATTATGTGCAGAACCACTGTGAGGTTATCAATGAAAGTAGGTGATTTAGTAAAAG